AAGCCCGTAGAAGACATTGTAAAGTCCTACGAGGAGCTAGAGAAGCAGTTTGGTAAGCAGGGGCAGGAACTAGGAGAGCTACGTAAACTTACAGATGAGTTTATTAAGCGTCAGTTACAGGGAACCCCGGATGACCGGGATAACTTCCAGCGTCTAGAAAATGACCGACAGGAACTCGATATTCTTAACGATCCTGAACGCGCTCTGGAATCAGTTATCCAGAAGCGTTTAGGGCCGGTTCTTAACGAGGTCCAAGAGATGCGCAAGGAAAAGATGAATAGCAAGCTACAAGCTAATCATCCAGACTTTGTGGAAATTATCCAGAATCCTGAATTCGCAGACTGGGTAAAGAACTCTAAGGTCCGTACAGAACTATATCTTAAGGCTGACCAAGGCTACGACTTTGAAGCTGCCGACGAACTATTCTCTAACTGGAAGAACAGCAAGGGAATCAAGAAGAAGGCAGAGAGCAAGGAAGTAGACGAGAAGGCTCGAAAGGAATCTTTCAAGAATGCTACCATGGAAACTGGAGCAGTAGGAGAAACTTCACCTAAAAAGATTTACCGTCGGGCAGATATCATCAACCTTAGGATGAATGACCCTTATCGGTATGAGCAGTTACAGAATGAAATCATGACTGCTTACGCTGAAGGTCGAGTTAAATAACCTTTACACATTTCATTTGGAGATTTAAACAATGGCTATTGCTACAAGTATTTATCCTACAATTTCTAGCGGTGTTGGTAAAACACAGGCTGATGCCTTTATTCCCCAGCTGTGGTCGGACGAAATTCTAGCTACATTTAAGCAGAATCTCGTCATTGCTAACCACGTTAGCCGTATGACCCACAACGGTAAGAAGGGCGACCTCATCCACATTCCGTCCCCAACTCGCGGTTCAGCCTCAGATAAGGCTGCTCTAACTGGTGTAACACTCCAGAACGCGACAGAAGGCGAAGTACAGGTCGCTATCTACAAGCACAAGGAATACAGCCGTCTAATCGAAGACATCGTTGGCGTACAGGCTCTAAGCTCACTACGTTCATTCTATGTCTCAGATGCTGGTTACGCTATCGCTACTCGTATCGACCGCGACCTAGCGCTACTCTGGCACTACTTCAATGGCGGTGCTGTTCCTACCAATGCTAACCTCTTTGAGACAGCGGTCTCGGGTGCAAACGGTTCTACAGCATTCTCTGGTGCAGCTCACTCAACAACATCAGGTGTTCTAACAGATGCGGCTATTCGTCGTATGATGCAGACACTGGATGACAACGACGTTCCGATGAGCGAACGTGTTCTAATCCTACCTCCGGTAGAGAAGAAGAACCTACTCGGTATTCCTCGCTTTACTGAGCAGGCTTTCGTAGGTGAAGCAGGTGCTGGTAACAGCATCCGTACAGGTCTAATTGGTAACGTCTATGGTATGCCCATCTATGTTACAACCAACTGCCCTGTCATTCACGTTGAGTCTACAACAACCAATACACAGGTTGTCAATTTCTCAACAGCTACTCTTTCCACCTCAGGCCAGACAGGCGAAAGCATCCCCGGTCCTACAGCTGACGTTACCCTTACAGCGGTTGACTTCACAGCTAAGACCGACAGCAAGTACCGTGTTGGTGCTCTTATGCACAAGTCCGCTCTAGTGTTCATCGAACAGATGTCACCACGTGTACAGACACAGTACAAGCAGGAATACCTAGCTGACCTACTCACCACAGACACTATCTATGGTGTAGGCCGTCTACGTGATGGTAGCTCTGTTACCAACAGCCTTGCTACAGCCGGACTTGCGTTTATTGTCCCGGCGTGATAGCCGGATAGAAGCGGAGGGGAGAAATCCCCTCCAATTCTTATTACTAGAAATATTTAGGAGAACAAAAGATGGCTTTTACAACAGCAGGTACAGCTACAGTCACCAAAGCTGGCTCTCAGCAGTTTCAGGGACTATTCTCAGATATGTGGGCAATCTCTATCACCGGAGCTAACCCAGCATCAGTTGCCGCTGGTGCGGAAGATACTCAGACATATACTATCGCTGGTCTCGCACTAGGTGATATCGTTCTGTTTGATTCTCTAAGCGTTAGCGAAACAGTTGATGCAGACATCAATGCCTACGTCTCAGCTGCAAACACTCTGACAATTCGTATCACAAACCTGCATGCAACCGTAGCACTAGACTTCGCTGCTGGTACTACAATCAAGGTTTTAATCGGGCGTCCAAATTGGTAAGGTAATTTAATATGATAACAGTCCGAATCCTAGATTCAGATAAATTCGGCTATGTTCAAGATACTCTTCGATTCTACGGAATCAAGTTTGAAATAGTCCCCGAGGAAGAAATCAATGGCGATAACATTCCTACAAGCGGTAAACAGAACCCTAGTAAAGCTTCGGGAAAGCGAAGTATCGACCCTGAGCGGGTCGAGTGACTACGTTAAGCTTATCGCTGCTTATGTAAACGAAGTTAAAGAAGAAGTAGAGACTGCTTGGACATGGAGCTATCTTAGGGCTTCAGTAGATATCACAACCGTAAATGGTACTAGTAATTATGCTATTACCGGAGCAGGGGAAGAGTTCATCATTGAAAGCGTTTGGGATATAACCAATAGCGGTCAATTACTTGGACCTTCCCCTAATATTTTGGTGGATACTGGAACTATCCAATCTACCTTTGCTGACTCAGGTCAGGCTACTCATTTCGATGTTATGGGAATGGACGCCAACGGCGACCAAGAGATTCGTCTATATCCTACTCCTACTACGGACGGTATCACTATCCGAGTCTACGGACGTAAGAAGCAGGCGTATCTAGAGACTAGTGCGGATGATAACACTTTAATCAAGCTCCCTTGGAAACCAGTCGTATTTGGAGCTTATGTTAAGGCGCTATCGGAACGAGGAGAAGACGGGGGAGCTGTCTACGACGAGGCTGTAAAAAGTTACTATGATGCTATGTCTACTGCTATCGCTCTTGATGCTCGCAACAATCATGTCAACCTAGATTGGTACCAAGACTAAATGCCAGTTCCTATTATTCCAATTACGTTCCAAGCTCCCGGTTACAAAGGGCTAAATAGCCAGTTGTCTTCAACTGCGTTAGATAGCGGTTGGGCCACGGAGCTAGAAAATGCTACCTTCGATAACACTGGTAAAATTACTAGCCGTAAGGGAGTAACTGAACTTACTACCTCAGGTAGTCCGGGTGCTTACGATATTGAGCAGGTATTTTGTTACGAAACAGAAACTACTACTACAGTAATTTCTACTGCTAACAATAAAATCTATTCTGGAACTACTACATTAACAGATAGAACTGGTACTTCGGTACATACTGCTAATAACTGGCAGTTTCAGAATTTCAATTCCACCAAGATTGTTGGTTGGCAGTTAAACCAGCCTCCGATTGTATCTACTTCGGCAGGTAACTTTGCACCAATTGTTGTATCTGATGGTGGCACTATCCCAGATGGTAATGTATGTCTTGCTGCCTTTGGTCGTGTGTGGGCTACTAAAGATGATGGTACAACCATCCAATACTCGGGACTCTTGAATGAGACTCAGTGGGCAGTAGCCAGCGGAGCAGGCTCCATCGATACCCTAACTTACTGGCCTAGAGGTAAGGATTACGTCACTGCTATGGCAGTGTGGGAAGATAAGCTAATCGTCTTCGGACAAAGAAACATACTAGTATACGATTCTCCAGACGTAGTATCTACTCTAGTTCTTCAAGATGTAATTGAAGGAGTAGGTTGCGTAGCTAGAGATTCAGTACAACCTGTAGGTACAGATATCATTTTCCTGTCAGAGACAGGTGTACGTTCTCTAAAGAAATCCCTAATTACTACCAAAGCTCCTCTTCAGGATATTTCTAATAACGTCAGAGATGACTTGGTAGGGTACGTATCCGCAGGAACTGCTTCCAAGATTCGCTCCGTATACAACCCTATCGATGGGTTCTATCTGCTAATAATTCCCTCATCCACTTCACCGATAATCTATTGCTTCGACGTAAAGAATCTACACCAGTACAACGAACTGCCGACGGAGGATATGATTAGAGTTTCTAAGTGGACTGGATTTGGGTCTTGTACAGCTGTCGCCATGGGGCGTAACGGAACTATGTATATGGGAGTAAGGAATACTGCTAATAACGGTATTGTAGCCAGTTATGCTAGTTACAACGATGGAGATGATTCTTACACTCTCAAGTACAAGAGTCCATGGATGGACTTATCCAGTGAAGAACAAGCAGGAACTTTCTATAAGATTCCCAAGAAAGCTACCCTAACCACTGTAGGTGGTGGTACTTATAACCCCACATTCACTTGGGCTTTCGACTGGAATATGTCTGAGA